ACCTGGCGCATCAGAAAATAAATATTTCTAATGAACAGTTATTATTAACAAGTTGGTTTTTAAAAGAATTATCGAAATATGGTAAAGTTGTTATCATTCCCGGCAATCACGATTTCTTAGAAAATAATACACAAAGAATGGATAGTATAACACCTGTGGTTCAATTATTAGACGACCCAACTATTCAATATTACAAAGATAGTGGTGAATATATGGATGATAATATTCAATGGATTGTTTATTCATTATATCAACATAACGCACGACCTGAGTTTACTAAAGACGAATCTAAATTAACTATTGGATTATTCCACGGACCAATTATGGGTTTATCAACTGACTTAGGTTATGAGTTTGAAGATGCATATGACCAATTAAACTTTGTTGATTTGGATTTATTGTTATGTGGAGATATTCACAAGAGACAACAATTCACATTACCAAATGGAGGACATGCAATTATGGTTGGAAGTTTAATACAACAAAACTTTGGTGAGACAGTTAAACATCATGGGTATGGTATTTATGATGTGGAGACAAATGAATACACATTTCATGATTTGGACAACGAACAACCGTTTCTTCATTTCTCAATAAACGATATAAAAGACATTGAAGATGGAAAAGAAACACACGTTAATCTTGGATAAGGAGTTCACACAATTTTGTGAATTAAATAACATAACAGATATTGATAAACAAGCACAAGAAACCTTTAATAGAGGATTTTCTTTATTAAAATACGGTGAGATACCAAATGGTAATAAAATTAGAGAAATTATTGAAGTACCCAAAGAAACAATCAAAGAAGTAATTGTTGAAAAAATAGTTGAACGTATTGTTGAAGTTCCCATTGAAGTCATTAGGGAAGTAATTAAAGAAATAACAATAGAGGTACCTGTGGAGGTTATTAAAGAGGTCATTGTTGAAAAGAAAGGTAAGAGTAAGACAGTAACTAAAGAGGTGATTAAAGAGGTCCCTGTTGAGAAAATTGTTGAGGTTGTTAGGGAAGTAGTAAATAATGATGAGATAGATAGGTTAATGAAAGAGAATGAAAAACTTAAGACAGATTTAGATAATATTACAAATTCACTATCCAAATTAGGGAAGGGTAAATTAATGAAGAATAGTAATATGAATTCACTATACGACGAATAATTTCCGGCAACTTACTTTTTTTTACGGAATGTTTTCTCTATATTTTAAATAATAAATTAATGATTATGATGAATTTAATTATGTGGTTGTTTATTTCCTATGGGATTTCAAATATTATGGTGTTCGGTAGTATATTCAACACACCAAGAGAATGGATTACAAGAAAATCAGAATGGTTTGGAAAACTGGTGAATTGTATGATGTGCCTACCCTTTTATGTTGGCATTTTTATGTCACTTGTCTTTGGTGGATTAACAAATAAATATTTTTCATGTCCTTGGTATATGTGTTTATTCTTTGACGCTGTATTAACCAGCGGTTTAGTCTATTCGTTTAATGTTTTGGTTGAGAAATTAGAAAAATAGAATTAAGTAATGAATAGTAATTTACCAATATTCCATCCATTTAATTTATTAAAAAGAATGAACAATTTTTTTAATGAAGTTGTTAATCCACTTTCACCTGAATTTATTGTTGGAGATTTTAAAGACGGAAGAAAAGAATCAGAAAAACAAGAAAATCCAATACGTGTGTTTCTAATGGATTTAAATTCAGAGGCAAGTAAGTATGGATTTAAATTTAAAAATAGATTAGATGAAAATAATGAAAGAAGTACCGAAGATATTATCATTGAAGATTTATTATCGATTGAACATACGGAGCATTTAGGTAATATTAAATCACATATGTCCAAAAATGCAAGTAATATTGGTAAAGATGAAATAATTGGATACGCATTAACGGGAGATAATAAATCTTATAAAACGGCACAAATAACTGAATTGTTTCTCAACAAAATAAAAAATAATGATAATAAAATAATTTATGGGTTTTATTTTTATATATCTTATAAAAAAGATAAAAAAACATTTTCAGTACACGAATTATCGTTTATGTCACAAGATGATATCATAATTAACCCAACAAATTTTTTACAATCTAAAATGGAATATGAATCAGTTAATAGAACAAGTGAAGAAAGGTTTTATTTTTTGTGGGAAAATTTTAAAATGTACGTTAGAAAAAATCTAATTAAATTTGACGGGATGAATGAATATCTATAATTAATTATGAGTGAAAAAATATTGACGGAAGAACAAATAAAAAAATTGCATAAAGATAAATACGGACAATTCTTTTCAAAGAATCCTGTAATAAGGAACGCAATACAATCTCTTATCTCAAACGAAGGTACAATTATGGAACCTTCAGTTGGGGAAGGAGATTTAATTTTTGGGTTAGAGAGTAAAGAACCTGTTTTAATAGACTTTAAACCTAAGGTTGCGGAAATCAATAACATTCCCGTAATTGAAATGGACTTTTTTAGTTATCCAATAGAAAATAAATTTAACACAATTATTGGTAACCCACCATTTGTAAAATATAAATTTCTTGACGATAGTGTTAAAGAAAATATAAAACACTATGAATTTAATAAAAAGACTAATCCAAATGGATATAACAAGAAATCAAATCTATATTATTTTTTTATTCATAAGTGTATTGAACAATTAGAAGATAATGGAGAATTAATTTTTATTACACCAAAAGAGTTCATGTATAATGTAGGAGCAATCACATTAAGAAATTTTATGTTTCAAAATGGTACAATAACTCATTTTATAGATTGCGGAGAGAAAAAGTTATTTACTGATGCATCCGTACCATCTCTTTGTATCTTTAGATTTCAAAAGGGTACATTCTTAAGAGAAACTAAATTTTGGGAAACAATCGAATCATTTGTAAATAAGGATGAATGTGTTATTAAACCAATGAAGATATCAAATGATCAATTTTGTTTTTGTGATGACGACGATACAACTACACTATCGGATTTTTTTGATGTTAAGGTGGGTGTGGTTTCAGGATTAGATGGTTTCTATTCAACCGATAGAGTTGAAGATGGTGTTTATATACGTAAATTTAGAACTAATAGCGGTTATCAGAATTATTATTTTTTTGACCAAATAAATGATATTAATTTAGTACCGGAAGATATTAGATTGTTATTCTTATTAAATAAGGATAAATTAAAAAATAGAAAAATTAAAAAATATACGGATAATGATTGGTGGAAATATGGTGCGGTGAGAAACTTAGAAAATATGTTAAGTGACAAAAATAGAATATATGTTGCACCAAAAACAAGATTAACAAATCCATTTTTTATGGGACAATCAAATGAACTTTATTCTGGTTCGTTGTTAGGTATATTTCCTAAAAAAGATATTATTGATTTGGAAAAATCTATTACGTTTTTTAATTCTGACATTTTTAAAAACAGATTAAAACAATTTTTTATAATGATTGAAGATAAATTTAATTTTACACCTTCAGTACTTGGAAAAATACCACTAAACTTAAACGAAATAATTTAATGAATCCGTTTATAAAAGTAACGTGGGAAGATGTTCCCGAAAATTTCACCCCCGAGAAAATCAGGAGGGTGAAATCTTATTTTGAGAAAAAATATAACGCTAAAACGGTTCAGGTAATTACTAAAACATTAACCAGTGTTAATCAAACACGATTAGAATCTTTAGAAGCGTCTGATAATATTTTAGACCACCAATATCAAAAGAAATTGATGAAAGATTTTATTAAGGATAATGAAATTGATATTAAATGGGAATTGGTTGATAGATTAGATAATAAAGTTAACGTTCAAATAGATAAATTAAATGAAAACAAAGTTAGATATAATAAATGGTATATTAGGAAAGTGGAGTTTTCTAATTTTCTATCATTCGGAGATAATAACGTTATTGATTTTACTGGCTTGGACGGTATTACGGTAATTGAATCCACACCAAAGAACTTCGGTGGTAAATCTACATCTTCAGTAGATCTTTTAATGTTCTTATTTTTTAATACAACAACAAAGACAAAAACTAACGGTGAAATTTTTAATAGGTTTACTGATAAGAATGATGTAAGTGTTCGTGGTGAAATTACCATTGATGGTGATGATTATGTAATTGAAAGAAAGACATCTCGTAAGATGGGTAAATCTGGTGAGTACACCGTTAAGAATGAATTAGAGTTTTATAAAAAAACTGAAGATGGTGAAATTGTAAACCTATCTGGTGAACAACGAAGAGAAACTGAAGCGTTTATATCTTCAGCAATTGGAACGGAAGAAGATTTCTTATCGACTATATTAACTACTGGTTATAACTTGGAAGAATTAATTGAATCCAAACCAACCGCTCGTGGACAAATCTTAACAAAGTTCATGGGATTAGAAAATTTAAAAATTAAAGAAGAACTTGCAAAAGAAATTTATAATGATTGGGGTAAGAAATTGGTGTCCAACACATATAACAAAGTTAGTTTAGAATCTGATAATGAAACATACAAAGAAAGTATTACCAATTCAGAAAGTGAGATTGTAAAATTAACAAAAGAATTAAGTAAGTTTGAAAAGGATTTAGAGAAGTTAGAAAAGAAAAGAGATGATGTATTCTTAAAAAGAAATAATGATGTTGATAAAGAATTACTGAATACAAATCCAACTTTATTACAAAGAGAAGTTGATGAATTAACAAAACAAAAAAATGTAAGTCAAACAAACGCTGACGGAATTAGTGTTGTTGAACCATCTCAATTCTACGATGAAGACCAACACAAAGAGTTAAAAGGTGAAATGGCAAATCTCCAAGGAATTGATGTTGTATCCAAATATGAAAAAACTCAAAGAGAAAAATTAATTAAACAATTTGAAGAAGGAACAGTTTGTCCTACTTGTAATCGTGCGTTAGATGAGGTTGACCACACAGATGAAATTGAAAAGATTAAAAAAGAAATTGAAGATATCATTAAGGAGATGGAATTAAATCAAAATCAATTTGATTTATTAAAAGAACAATCTGAAGGGTTTGATAAATTAAAAACTGAATTTGAAGCTTACGAAAGAAACAAACTTCGTAAAGAAAGATATGAGTTAGAGGTTGAACAAAAACAATTGGAGATTGACAGTAAACAAAAAAGATTAGACAATTACGAAAGTAATAAAAAGAAACTCGAGGAGAATCAAAAGATTGATGCTGAAGTGATTACACTTAAAACTAAAATAGAAACGGCAAACGGAGATATTAGACAGACAAACACTAACATTGAAAAACATACCAACAATATTTCAAACATGAACGGTAAGGTTGGTATCAATGAGGAGTTAATTAAAAAGATTACTGCGGAGGAAGAATTGTCAGCTGTGTTTAAGATTTATTTAACTGTGTACGGTAAGAATGGTATATCTAAAATCATTCTTAAAAATATGATTCCATTAATCAATCAGGAGTTATATCGTTTGTTGGTTGATAGTTGTCATTTCATTTTAGAGATGAATATAAACGATAAGAACGAGGTTGAATTTATAATGATAGATACTGAGACCCGAATTGTTAAACCTCTTAATGCGGGTTCTGGTTATGAAAGAACTATATCCTCATTAGCACTTCGTAGTGTATTGACCAAGATATCATCATTACCTAAGCCCAACATAGTTGTAATGGACGAAGTGTTTGGTAAGATTGCAGATGAGAACCTTGAAATGGTAGGTGAGTTCTTTAAAAAGATTAAAAATTACTTTGACCATATTCTTGTTATATCACATAATTCTTTAATACGTAATTGGTCGGATAATATCATTATGATTAAAAAAGAGGAGAATGTTTCATCAATAGATTTTATCACAACAAAAATTTCTTAGTTTAGTCGTCTAATGATGGATTTCTTGATATTTATATAATATGAAGAACATTAATGGTTATATCTATCTTTTAACTGATAGTAGGAATGGAAAACAATATGTGGGAAAACACATTGGAACAGAGTTTAATTATTTTTCTGGAGGTATTATCCCTAATAAAATTGCAAAAAAATACGGAAAAGAAATCTTCACTAAAATTATATTAGAAGAAAATATAATAGATGAAAATCTATTATCTATTAAAGAAAAATATTATATTAAAAAATATAACACATTTAACAATGGGTATAATTTGTCCGAAGGTGGGGATGGTGGAGGTAGTTGGATAAATAAAAAAACAAAAGAAGAAAAAGAACGTATTAGTAATATAAAACGAGAGAAGAATTTAGGTAGGAAATTTTCTAAAGAAACATTAGAAAAGATGAGTTTGGCTAAAAAAGGAATACCTTTAACTGAGGAACATAAAAGAAACATTAGGTTTTCACAGTCGGGGGAAAACCACCCATGGTTCGGTAGAAAACATACTGACGAGAGTAAAGAGAAAATATCAAAATCGAGAAAAGGAATTAAAAATTCTAAACATTCGGATTTTATGAAAAAAAATAACCCAAGAAATTTGTCGGTCTCAATAAACGGTTGTATATTTGGGTCTATACAACAGGCTTCAGAAGAATTAAATCTACCGAGGCATGTTGTTAAGACTAAACTTAATTCATTAAACTATCCTAATTGGGTAAAAATTAAAAACTTATGACACCTAACGAGTATCAAAAATTTGGACAATACGTAAAGGACAAGGGTATTAGTTCATTAAATCTTCATTATCACAATCAAAAAATTGAAGATAGTTTAACACCTTATGTTCTTGAAGAAAGACAAATGAATGTAACACAAATTGACGTATTCTCAA